GCGATATCTTCTTTAGTATCATGACGGCTTTCCATACCGACATCATATTTCACCCCGCACATTTTTGCTATATCCCCCAATTCAGTACCATCAATCAATATTTTAGCATGTATTTTTTTAATTGTATTATCTTTCATCTGAATTTGAGCAATCCAAGCATCATTCTCTCTTTCCAGCTTTACCAAAGTAGCATTATGCCATACTTTTAAATTTTTCTCCGCGTCAACCATTTCATGGAAAATTTTATTTCCGACTGAAGGTTCAAACAACACTGCACTCACCCAACCGGTTTTTAGAGAATCAAGTCCTCCATAATAATCTGCCAAATGTCCGCGAAACTCACCAAACAAGCCTGCCGGTAAATCATAGTTTCCGTCAACAGCACTTACACCTGCAGATGTAAGCATTCCACCCAGCCATTCTGTTTCTTCTACTATCAATGTTGCAGCCCCCATTCGAGCAGACTGAATACCAGCAGTCACTCCACTAGCGCCTCCACCAATAATTAGCACATCAACAGAATCATCTGAATGAGAGCATGCCGTAAAACACAAAGCAAATAATAAACACAGACCTAAAAAATAGTTTCTCATACTAAATTCATTTAAGGATATAGAGTTTTATTAATAATATCACGGCACAAATATAGCTATATTTATTAAATAAACAATAGATAATAAAATATTTTATTAATAAAATCGTTATTCCTCGCATTATTAATTAATAGAAGGGGGAATTACCTCACAAATCGTCTTATTTCATTTATTATATCCACAATCGTCCATAGCTACATTATCCTATATATAAATCCATTACATAGTATATAGGGAATATAACATTCAAGATATTCTAATTTTCAAGGCCTCAAAACCACGTATTAATAAAAAAATTAATTATCTTTGTGTGAATTACCAAATATACATAGTTATGAACCAACAATTCTTGAAAGAAATAGAAAAAGGCTCTAAAAGTGCTCTTGTCAAAAAGAGGATTATTACACATTATATATATAATGGAAGTTCTACAATTCCCGATCTTTCAAAAGAGCTGGATTTAAGTGTACCGACTGTCACCAAATTTATCGGTGAAATGTGTGATGACGGATATATTAATGATTATGGCAAATTGGAAACTAGTGGCGGACGCCATCCCAACCTCTATGGGCTTAATCCGGAATCCGGTTACTTTTTGGGTGTAGACATCAAAAGATTCGCCGTCAACATCGGACTGATAAATTTCAAAGGCGATATGGTAGAATTGAAAATGAATATACCTTATAAGTTTGAGAACTCAATCGAAGGGATGAATGAGTTATGCAAGCATATTCTCAATTTTATAAAGAAACTCACTATTAATAAAGAGAAGATCTTAAATATTAATGTAAATGTGTCGGGGCGTGTAAATCCTGAATCAGGGTATAGCTTCAGCCAATTCAATTTTGAGGAAAGGCCGTTGGCGGATGTATTATCCGAAAAATTGGGATATAAAGTAACCATTGATAATGACACGCGTGCCATGACTTATGGCGAATATATGCAAGGCTGCGTAAAAGGAGAAAAGGATATCATTTTTGTAAATGTAAGCTGGGGAGTAGGTATCGGAATTATTATTGATGGTAAGATTTATACCGGGAAATCCGGATTCTCCGGTGAATTTGGACACATGAGTGCTTATGATAATGAGATAATCTGCCATTGCGGAAAAAAAGGTTGCTTGGAGACGGAAGCTTCCGGATCGGCACTTCATCGTATCTTATTAGAGCGTATTCAAAGTGGGGAAAGTTCCATTCTATCTACACGAATCGCCACAGAGGAAAACCCGATCACTCTTGATGAGATCATTGCCGCTGTGAATAAAGAAGACCTGCTTTGCATTGAAATTGTAGAAGAAATCGGGCAGAAACTAGGCAAACAGATTGCCGGGCTAATCAACATCTTCAACCCAGAACTGGTCATTATAGGTGGAACTTTATCTTTAACCGGTGATTATATCACCCAGCCCATAAAAACAGCCGTACGCAAGTACTCTCTAAATCTGGTTAATAAAGATTCAGCCATCATCACATCTAAGCTGAAAGACAAAGCTGGCATCGTTGGCGCTTGTATGCTCGCACGCAGCAGAATGTTTGAAAGCTAGTTTTATCTTCTACGCTGGGAGAAAAAGTTATCTATAAAGCGAACGATATAGACTACGGCTACTCCGGCAACCACTAAAACAATAATACGACTCAACATAGATTACATTTTTATATTTCACATCTATTACATACGCAGGATTTCCCTTTTAAAATAAGAATAGGGAATCCTGTAAAAATTAGAACGCTGATTATTAATTAATAATCAGCGTTCTAATTTGAGAGCCGCTAGCCAGACTTGAACTGGCGACCTACGCGTTACGAATGTTTCTCCAAAATATAGGTTAAAACACTGATTATTATTTGATTACTAAGCGTCTATTTATCATCGGAGATAAGTTTTTGCACTTTTTATTTGCCTCCCCCTTTCCATTTCGGATCAAATACAGGTTCCTTTCCCAACACTATCCAAGTAACAGAAATACCGTAATCATCATGTATATAAGCAATCCATTCTGGCTTTAAAACACTTCTATCTGGATAAAATTTAACCTGATTTATATTCCAACGATTTATATCATGATTTCTCGTAAAAGTTTGCAATCCTCTAATTTTTTTTTGCTCCTTTAGCATTGCCAGTGCTGCAAAAAAACGTTTGCTTATGGCCACCCCTTCTTCCGATATTTTCATTCCTTATTTATATTTTGGTTCTTTATGTCGTTTGTTGAAATATCCGACCCACTTACATGAGCACATCTTACATCCATCCCCTGCAGGGCAAGAAATTTTCTATTTTGCTCCTGCATGGATTCAATCGTCCTTTGTTGTGACAAAACGGTTTCTGTCAACCTCGAAATTTGTTCAAATACCTCGCGACTCATAGAAACCGAATCATTTTGCGATTCTATCCTTTGATCCACAAGCTCTTCTAAAATCTGTTCTTTCAATCTCTCCCTGTTATTCCTCGACATTCCCCCACCTATTATTCCGGCAACAGTATCCCCTTTTATAAACATAGATACATCATCCCCCTGCAACCACCCTGGAGTCAAGTGAAATTTAGATTCTAAAACAGTCCGATTTCTATCAGTTAATGATACTTTACCCGTTTCTATACTAGAATAAGCATTTTGCTTTATTCCCAGTATTTCCGCCATCTGAAGTTGAGTATAGCTCAACTTCGTTCTAAGCTCCTTTATACGATTCATGGATGTAATAAATGTTAATACAAACTATTTAATAGTAGTTTATATCATTAAATGATCATATTTGCAACAACATTAATATATAACACTGCAAAGATAATGAAAGCTGAATTAAAAACAAGCATTTTGCCAAATGAAGGTCAAAGAATGACCCTAAAAGGCTATTATAAGAGCTTACCAGACTCAACTCACCCCAAAACAGAGTTCATCAATGAGATCACTAAAAGAACAGGAGTATCATTTACTGCTGCAAGAAATTGGGTTATATATGGCATGAAACCTAATAATCCAGAACATATCTCGATACTATCTGAAATAACAGGAATTCCACGTAACAATTTATGGTCTGAATAAAAAACTATTGAGCAATGAAAGATTTAGAGTTCTACATATTTGAAGATGAACTTTGGTGTCTATTCCCTGATGGAAGCAACCAACCTGTGACCGATAAAGACATAGGACTAATAAAAAGTATATTGGATCGTATACGCGAATGTTACCCAGATGCATATAAGGCGCTGATGGAATGTTACCAAAAAAGCGCACAGAATATTCCATATTTTCAATATCTCATGGTAAGGCGTTTTTGTAAATGCAATTTTGGAGAATTAGATAATACCAGTCGAGATATTGATAAAAAGGGAGGATTCAACTTTGAACGTGTAAAATGTCCTATGCGCGGAGAATGCAAGTATGAAGGTATTATCTGTTGCCCCCAATTTTACAGCCGTATATCAGATGCAGAAATGAGAGTAATGCAAATGGTATACCAAGGAGCTAATAACGAAGAGATAGCAGATAAACTTTACCTCTCTCCTCATACAGTAAAGAATCATATCAAATCTGTATATATTAAACTTGGTATTCATGAGAAATCAGAATTTATTCAATATGCGCACAAGAACAACCTTTTTAAAGATTAGACAATATGATTAACGAGGAAGTTTTGAAAATTGTACTAAATGACAAAACCTTCGGGCAACGGGAAGCAGCCGATATAGTCGGTGGAAGAGGTAGGTTATTCCGACTGGTAGGCTCTGGCGATATTCGTGCTGAAAAAATACCTCCTAACCGACAAAATGGTAGGTGGTATTGCAATGCCTATGATGTAATAAAAAACGCAACATTAAAATAACTGATAATCAAACAGTTATATCAAGTTAAAGACAAATATTTTACAAGTCAAATATTTGCTTTAAAGTAAAAAATAAAGTAGTTTTACATCGTAATTAAAAGATAATCAATCAGTTATGAAAAAAGATGTAGTTTTAACACTTTGGGTTCTATCATTTATAGCGATGGTAATACTGGTGGAAAATCCATATAAGATTTCGTTTTGGATTTCATTTGGGATTTTCGGATATCTCTCGGTGTATATTGAAAAACACAATAAAAGATTCGAGCATGAAGATGAGTAAATCTCCGTATATAATTCAAGAAATTATCCTGATAACATATAGTGGAAGAAAACTTCCTCTTACAATTATAGATAAGAGAATTATAGACACTCCGATCAGATTAACGAAAGACAAAATACTCAATGCTTTCTCTTCTATGAAAGACAAACCGATAGATGTAAAACTAAAAGTAAAGTACATATAAAGCGTACATAAGAGCAATGAAAACAAAAGAAGAATTACTAGCAATGAGTCATGAAGACTTAGCTTCACTTACATATAAAATTATGTATGAACAATGTCTTCTTGAAAACAAGGAAAAAGAAAACAGAAGATTAAGAGAAATACTTGACGCTATCGGTATCACGTATGAAACTTTCAAATCAGAATTCCATGAATGATGAATTACAGCAATTAGAATCCGAGTTAAAAAAGGTGGAATCTAGCAACCTTGAATATCTTCCTGAATATGGATATTCACCGAAAGCAGAAATAATCCAGCTTATCAAGGAAGACATATCCGATGTCAAAAAAGAAATCAACAAGAGATTAAAATTGCACGCTTCTGGTATTTCATCAGGATATACAGAAAAAAGCTTAGAAGAAGAGAGAACTAGCCTTTGCTTAATGCAAGGGCTGGCGAGATATTGTTAAACTTTAAAATATTTGAGCAATGGAAGAAAACAAATTAACAAAACAGGAAAATGATGCATTGGCAATATTTGGTAAAGGCAAAACCATTTATCAAGTTGCGGGTAACGACGTGGCATTATCATTTGATATTGTACGTAACTATTTGACTAAAGGCAACGGACAGGTATCCGATCAAGATATTGTTCAGTTCATTAGTATTTGTAAATTCAACCAGCTTAATCCATTCTTAAACGAAGCATTTCTAGTTAAGTTCGGACAACAACCAGCACAGATGATTGTCAGCAAAGAAGCATTTTTCAAACGTGCTGATGCCAGTGAACAATACGAGGGCTTCAAGGCGGGTATCATTATTATCAGAGACAATCAGATTGTAGAAGTAGAAGGCTGTTTCTATAATGAAAAAACAGATGTACTTGTAGGAGGATGGTGCGAAGTTTACCGGTCTGACCGCAAATTTCCGATTGTAGCAAAAGTCAACCTTTCCGAATACGACAAAAAGCAATCTATATGGAATGAAAAAAAATCCACCATGATTTCCAAGATTGCCAAAGTTCAGGCATTACGCGAAGCTTTCCCAGCTCAACTGGGCGCAATGTACACACAGGAAGAGCAAGAAGTTAAGTTTGCCGAATATGAGGATGTCACAGATAAAGAATCTAAAGCTAATAAACTTGCCGAAATTGCTCTTAAAAATGCAGGAGTAGAAGAACAACCTAAACCAGATCAACCTGTAAATCAACCTCAAAATAACACGAATGACAAACCGGTTCAAAAAACATTATTATAATGGAAGCCCAACATACAATTGAATGGTACAGAAAACGATTAGGCTGTATCACAGGAAGTGAATGCGGAGTATTAATGAAGAGTGGTCGTAATGACCGCTTTTCAGATGCCGCCAAAACTTATATTTATCAAATTGCAGGTGAAAGATTTATGGATCCCGATATTATAAATGATGATTATACATTCGGGATATACTTGCAACAAGTAAATGTAAACTCCAAAGCAATGCAGTGGGGTAATGAGCAAGAGGAATATGCGCGTAATCTTTATGCTAAAAAAACAGGCTTGCATATTATAGAAGTCGGTTCATGCAAACATCCTACTATTCCTAATTTCGCGAGTAGTCCTGATGGTTTCTTTTATGATGAAGACAGCCAAATCAAATTATGTTTGGAAATCAAATGCCTTGACCAAAGCAAATTTATGAGATACAAATCCGATGTTCATGACAATGACTCATTGTTAGAAATGAATCCTAAATACTTCTACCAATGCTGTGCTCACATGATGTGCACTGGAGCACAAAGAACTGATTTTGTCGTTTATAATCCTTTTCAAATAGATCCTATTCATATTGTACACATATTACCTGATGAAAAAGTCTTCGCTGAAATGGAGAAACGCATTCGTATGGCAGACGATATTATTAACCAAATAGCTGATATTGAGTAATATGAAAACATTTGCTGATATATATAGGAACAAGATTTCATCTTATATTAAGTGTGATTTAATTAAGGAGAAAAATAATATTCAACAGGATATATGTAAAATTTATGAACGTTTGGAGGTCGTTTCCAATGAAAAGAAAATTCATGATTTAAAAGTTGCTATATCTAGGAATAAAATAAAGATTAGAGAAATAAATAAACTATTAGTAGAAACAGAGCAATGAATACACATTTAGCAATTCAAGAAAGCGACCTAGAACTGGTCGTGAGTGAAAAAACGTTAGGTAGCCTTACTACCAATGCAAAGCAAATCCGAGATATTGTAATGGCGAATTTGCCGAAGTATGATATATCCAACTACACGGATGACAATATCGATCAGGCAAAGAGAGATAAAGCCTCTCTCAACAAAGCTGCAAAAGCTCTCAACTCCAAACGCCTTGAAATCGAGAAGGAGTTTATGAAACCTTTTGGAGAATTCAAGGAGGTAGTAAATGAAACGGTAAAGCTTATCGGTGAATGCTCCGCCAAGATTGATACTGTAGTCAAACAGAACGAACAGCAATACAAGGAAAAGAAGAAAGCGAACATCAAAATCTATTTTGATGGCATGAACACTAATCTCGTGGACTTTAACAAGGTGTTCAAACTGGAATGGCTAAACAAGACTGCAAGCATGAAGTCTGTTTGTTCGGATATTGATGCCATATTTGCTAAGGTTGAAAACGAGCTATCTACGCTGAAAGGTTTTGGCGAAGACTATGATGTTCTCCGCACTTATTATATGGACACGCTTAATATCGCTTCTACTATTCAATACGCAAACCGCCTGAAAGAACAACGCGAACGAGCTAAGGCAGCAGAAGAAGCTAAGATTAGAGCGGAACAAGAAAAGCAACAAGCGGAAGAAGCTCGTAAAGCTGTTGAAGCAGAACAAGCCAAAACACGTCCGGTCAATCCGTTTGCGATGGCAAATCAAAAAGCTGACGAACAAGTACCTTTTAGTCAATCTAGGACACAACAACCTGAATTATTGACGAGAGCGTTCAAAGTTACTACTACCCGTGAGAACATCATTGCTCTTGGTGATTTTATGAATGAAAAAGGTATTGATTTTGATAAAATAGAATTACCATGAGTGAAACAGGAAAAGAATACGGACAATTTGTAAAACAGCGAAGAGAAGAGCGTTATAGTCAGTTTGTAAACACAATCCTTCCCGCTATCAAATCTTTAGGATATGACGTTATTCAACGAAATGATTTTGGATTCGAATTCATTATTTCTAAGAAAGGATTTGGGTGGGTTATATTCTATCCCAAAGGTGATAGGTTATTATTGTGTAAACAGAATAGATGGCTATATGGTGGTTTCTCTTGGATTCGCAAACATATACTTAAAAGCAATGGAAGTATGCAAAACAGATATACAAAATCTTATTCGGCTCCTTGATAAGAGTGCTGAATTAATTGATAAATATTGCAAGAAACCATGTGAGCAAGATAAGGCTCGCCAATGTAGGAAAACGAGTAAAAAACTTAAAAAGAAAATAAAAAATGAGGATATTACAAATCAGTGAAAAGAAAGACATGGAGCTGTACAAAAATGGTTCCGATGAACTAAAAACGATACTGGAGAAATCCTTTGGTAAAGAGTTCATCCTTTAGCTTAATCATCATGAAAAAAGAAAAATAGAAATGAAAGATCTAATTGATTATTTAAACCAATCTGGACTAACAGACTTAGTACGTATCTATATGGTTGTTGGTGGAATATTATTTATTGCTGTACTCGCTATATCCATTTGGATCATTGTTAAGATCTCGAAAAGGATGTTCAATGACAGAAATGACGCAATATTAGATTTTTATCGTAGACGTAAAAAACGGGAAAAAGAATTTGATTAGTAAAATTGTAAAAAAAGAAAGTTAATTATGAGTGAAATGGAAAGACATATTGGCAAAATTAAGAAAGTCGATTTGAATAATTATACTGTCGAAGGGTGGTGTGAACAGAAATGCAAGACTCTTAAAATAGAGTTAGGGGCATATTATAAGACTTATAAAGAAGCATTGTTAAATGATCCCTATCCAGCTATTGTGATTGAGGTCAACGATGTTCTTTGGGAAGTCATTGAGGACAAGGAAGAAGAGGATACACAGGACATTTCAATCCTTACTCCTAACAATGACGGGACGTACAGCTACATTATGCAATTCTACAATGGTGGAACATGCTTAAATGAAATGCTTGAAGATAGTATCAAAAATTTAAAGGAGGATTAATTATGGCAATGCATACATGGTTTGAGTGCAAGATCCGTTATGAAAAAGTAATGGAAAACGGAATGCAGAAGAAAGTGACGGAACCTTATTTGGTAGATGCACTTAGTTTTACAGAAGCAGAGGCACGAATCATCGAGGAGATGACTCCGTTTATCTCTGGGGAATTCACAGTTTCTGACATCAAACGAGCTAACTATAGTGAACTTTTCCCCAGTGACGAGGAAAGTGCCGACCGCTGGTTCAAATGCAAACTTATTTTCATCACTCTGGATGAAAAAAGCGGTGCTGAAAAAAAGACTTCCACCCAAGTACTGGTACAAGCTGCCGACTTGCGCGACGCAGTCAAGAAGCTGGATGAAGGAATGAAAGGAACCATGGCAGATTATCAGATCGGTATGGTAGCTGAAACTTCGATTGTAGATGTATTCCCTTATGAAGCCAAAGAAGAAAGTAACGCAACAGAAGATAAAGAAGTTGTTCGCTTTATTAATAAGTTCCCTGAAGGGCAATGTACTGAAACCACGGTAGGTGGTAAACCGGTTATCGTTGATAAAACTGGCGGTAAAACAAAAGTAATCCCTAACAATAAATCAGATACTAATGAAGGAGAGCGACAGTGAAGAATATTTGCCAGATTGGGCGATAATTGAAGATTAGTTTAAAAGAGAGGAACGGTGTGTGTTATTTGTTCCTCTCTATGTGATAAGCTATCTACTACAAATTAACTACAATACAGAAATGAGCCTTGGGCGGCTCTATAAAACCCAATATTAGAAATTATGAATAAATTTGGAATTCTGGCGGCTATCATATTTGCCGCAATTGTTGCGGGATGTTTTGTTGCCATCCCTTATTATAACGTTTGGCAACAAGAGATGTCTGGAAAGGCAGAATTTGCTAAAGCTGAACAAAACCGTAAAATAAAGATTGAAGAAGCTAAAGCTAATCTGGAAGCTGAAAAACTGAACGCTCAAGCAGAAATCGAACGCGCCAAAGGTGCTGCCGAAGCGATTAAAATTGAGAATGGAAGTATTACCCCTGCATATATTCAATATTTGTGGGTACGTCAGCAAAGCAATCTGAATGATAAAACTGTGATATACATACCAACGGAAACAAACCTTCCAGTTTTGGAAGCGTCCAGAAATAAATAATAGCCAAAGTTAAAATATATGGCAACGAATTTAATCTTATCTAAAGAGAGTAGCGAAAGCGAAATCAAGCGTTATTTTAACGCAGTTCTTGAACTGTCAAAATCTGACAATGAGTTTCCAATCAATCTCGATGAAGTTTGGATGTTGGTTTATCCAAGAAAAGACCATGCCGTTAGAGAGTTGATAGATGGTGGTCAGTTTATTGAAGGTGTTGATTATCAAGTTTCCCCCAAAAATGGGGAAAACCCCAAAGGCGGCAGACCGACAAATGAGTACAAACTTACAGTTTCCTGCATGGAGTTCTTCATCGCGAGAAAAGTCCGTCCTGTGTTTGAGGTTTATCGTCAAGTGTTCCACCAAAGCGTCCGGAAAGTAATCGAAAATCAGAACAAACCCAAACGTGAACCATCACTAACAACTAAAGTCCGCGTTGGCCTTGAATGGGTAAAAGGCGTAAGTGAAGTGCTTAATCTAAATGATTCTTCTAAATTGTCTTTAATTAGTAAAGTAGCTGCACCTCTTGGACTTCCGACACCTGATTATACTCCGTCACATGGGATACTTAAATCCGCTACTGAATTGCTCAAAGAAGCGGGTTTGTCTATCAGCGCACAGGCGTTTAATCAAAGAGCGATTCGGAAAGGTATCTTATGTGATATTAAAAGGAAATCATCAAAAGGTAAAGATAAGCATTTCAAATCAATAACCGAATCCGGGCTTCTATACGGTGAGAACCAAGTCAACCCTAATAATCCCAAAGAAACACAGCCGCTTTGGTATGAAGAGAAATTCAATGAGTTATTGATGTTGCTTGATTTTAAACTTGCTAGGGTATTATGACATACGAAGAAATGAAAGCTAAATATTGCGGAACCAATATTCGTAGAAAGCCGAAAAGTGAAGAACATAAGATACAAGCATCTTGTATTAGATGGTTTCGCCTCCAATACCCCCAATTAAGAAACATCTTATTTGCTGTTCCTAATGCAGCAAGAAGAAGTGCTAGAAACGGGGCATACATGAAAGAGGAAGGGATGGTTGCAGGGGTTGCAGATCTGATACTTCTTAAAAGTAATCGTTTCTACGGTGCTTTGTGTATAGAAATGAAAAAGCCAGGTGAGTACCAAAGAACAGTACAAAAAGAATGGCAAAAGGAATGTGAAGCGGCTGGAAATAAATATGTTGTCTGCCGTTCTCTTGACGATTTCATTAAAGTGGTAACTGATTATTTGAATAACATGTAGTTATGGTGGTTTCGCAAATTTTAAAGATTGAGACTTATGAAACCAAATGAGTTAGAAGAATGGCATAAGCTATCAGAGAATCTTGTCGCATTTACAAGTAATTGTAGTGAGGATATAAAACCATATATATTGGGACAGCTAGAAGCCTTATGCGAGATGCTGTCCAGACAAATTGGTTTAGACAAATAAAATCTGTGTCGATTGGCTCAACTCCTATTCGGCAAATCGTTCTTTGACATTTTGTTTTCAGCTTTTAATCTGCCTTATATTATATAACTGCAATAAAAAAGCGTCACTCTACATGACGCTTTTATCTATTACAAGTTTAATACTATTAATCATCATAGGCTGTTGAGCCATTTTTTACCGGATTTGGTATTAAGCCAAATAGCTATTCCAGCCGCTACTACCAAACAACCAGAAAAAAGCATTATCATAAAATCCATATTCTACCTTTTTAAAATGTTATAACCAATATAAGCAAATAAATATGTCAAGCACATACCTGTACCCAATAGTAACATTTGCTTTATTTGTGGTTCGTCAACAATTAAAGAGACACCACCAACTAAAGCCATTGCAGTAAACACAAGCTTCGCCAAATCGTAGAAGAATTTTCCGAGAGTTTCCCGGCTTATCTTCTCTTTCTCCTTCCCTTCTCTCTTTTCTTCTTGTCTTTCGCTCCAGTTACTCATGTTGTACCGTTGTATGTGTATTACAATGCAAAGTTAGCAATTTCATTTGAGAATCAAAGCATAAATAGTTAAAAGAATACGTTGATTGTTGGTTGTATAATCACTTTTAAAAATTATTATTATATTTGCAATGCGTTGGGTTGTACTTATTAAAATTAGAATTAATCAGAGGATTAAGATATAGAAAGCTGTGTAGGTCACAACCCCCTGCATGGCTTTCGCCTTTTTATCTCCGCATGAAGAAGTGCGGTACGTCCTCGAACGAAAAGACATTATTATGGACAACATTCAGATTTTTAAGAATGAATCGTTTGGTGAAGTTAGAGTAGCCGGAACAAGTGAAGAACCTTTGTTTTGTGCAAAGGACGTAGCAACTGCATTGGGATATTCTGATACAGCTGATGCAATACAAAGACATTGCAAATCAGGCAAAAAGGTGTTTTGCCCACATGGAAACGGAATTGGTGGAACTAATATGGTATATATTCCGGAAAAGGATGTATATAGGTTAATAATGAGAAGTAATCTTCCTAATGCTGAACAGTTTCAAGATTGGGTATGTGATGAAGTCCTTCCTTCTATCCGAAAGCATGGTATCTATGCTACCGATAACGTTATAGACCAAATCTTAAACAACCCGGATTTCGGAATCGAGATTCTCACTAAGCTAAAAGAAGAACGGTCTGCACGTATTGAAGCCGAGAAACAGGTTGCTGTTCTTACCCATGTAAATAAAACCTATACATGTACGGAGGTTGCTAAAGAGCTAGGGCTAAAATCGGCAATTGAACTTAATAACCGTTTAAAAGAACTTGGCGTACAATACAAAATTAATCAGACGTGGGTACCATACACTAAATACTCTACGCTTGGTTGGTTTGATATAAAACAAGAGGTTGCTGACAACGGTCATATTATCTACCATAGAAAGATTACCGGAATTGGCAGGCAAGGGATCATTAATCTTATTAATTCTTAGCTAATATAAATAAAGGGATGCAAATGCATCCCTCTTATTCATCTATACATTGCAGTACAGCTTATCAATAAGGCTATAACAGACACGATAAGAGAAAGTATCCCGGCTATTACTCCGATAACAGTCCAGTTGATAGGATTTCGTAAATTGGGATTCTCACAAAGGTAGTGTTTTCCTTCATCGGTAGTTTTGGCATCTTCTACTGCTCCACCTTCCAGATAGGCGGCTTTTATTAGTCCTTTCCTTTCAAGTGATCGGACGGACAAGTTGTAGACGTGCAAAGGGAAACCGCAAGGACATTTACCGTTGAACTTATCAACGATCCTAAGTGTTTCTTTTTCTTCCTTTGTGAGCTTTATCCGTTTCATGGCTTATATTATTTGTCAAATTCATGTTTTCGTCTTTCTTGGCAGTACTTACAGTTTCCTTTGTGAGCAATACTTGTTACTTTCTTCCAAGCATACGTTTCGGATTGAACCATTATATACTCACAAGAGTCAATCTCGATCACATCATATTCCAATACTTGCTCGTCATTTTCAATCTTTGGACTTTCGCATGAGCATAGTAATACTGATACAAATAGAATTGATATGAAGCATAGTTTTAATTTCATGACTATGTAGTTATTAATCTTTGTTTTGTGTTTTAAGTTCGACATTCACACTAACCGAGAACTCGTTTCCGCAGTGTGGGCATTTGATAGAATGGGCGTTTGAGGGAAGCTGCACCTCTTCCGGGGACGCGAATAGCTGCCACATTGGGACGTTGAGGGCGGTGGCGATTTTAGATAATGTTTCGTAAGTGGGATTTTTTAGCATAGCATTAAAATTCTGATTCTTAATATTTAAGCGTTCAGATAATGCAGTTTTAGTTATTCCCTTTTCTTTCATTAATGATATAATTCTTTCCATGCTCTTTTAATTTGGGGATAAAGATAATGCATTATTGACAGTATAATATTACAATATTGATAAATAAAGTTAATACAATGTTTTAATATTACAATCCTCTTGGAAAATCAATATTATAATATTAGTTTTACATCATCAAAAATAACTCATAAATAAAAAGAATATGAAACGCTACAATTTATCAGAAATATTCAAGAACGCTCACAGAAACTACAAGTATTCAGGTAAGAAGCAAGGTAAGACCTTCGGTGAATGTTTAAAGTCAGCATGGAGACTTGCAAAACTCCAAGCCAACTTCACAGTAGAAGCGGTAAAGGAAAGAACTGATAAATTCTTGGCAGAAAGACACGAAGCGATGAGCAAAGCTGCTAAGGCTACAATGCACGAAGGTTACAATAATAAGAACATTCCTGCATCGGCTTATTACAATGTAAACAGTGCTGGTAGATTCGGTTCACGTTACGTAGGTGATTGACATCAAAGTTAGTACAAGTTAATCAAACAAGCATCTAAGAATCAACAAGTTAAACAAAGTTTAAGTAAAGTATTTTCAGAGATAATTCATTTGTTAACTCACTGATAATGAGTAGCTTTACATATCAAATCAATATTACTAACTCAAAAACATAAAACAATGAAATACGAAGTTTCTAAGAAAGGTTCAAGCGTAACATTTAAGTTTGAAACATACGAACAGGCAGCTGATTTCTGCTATATGTATGTCATGTCAATGCACGTGAAAGGTGATAGATTCCCTGAACTTTCAATTAGAGAGATAACCGAGTAATCAGAACATTAAAATTTAGAGCAATGGACAATATTTTGAACTCAACAGTTGAAATGAGCCAAGCCGAACTTATCCTTCAGCTAGCTCAAACGAATGTAGAACAAGAGAAAAGGCTTAAAACTACAGAGCTAAGATTAAGCGCACTCGAAGAGGAAATAAAAAAGTTGTCTTCAAAGTGTATCGGTAACTATGGATGTTCTACGATGTCATCATATATCCAAAGATACAAATTGCCGATCTATGTAAGTGACATTTCAAAGCTTAGCAATGATGCTGCACGCCTATGTAGGAAAAGAGGGTATCCAGTAAATAAGGTAAATATCGAGCGTTTCGGTACAATCAATGTTTATCCAGACTTCATCCTTCATGAACTACTGGATGACTATATAAGAACTACACAGCGCGTCAATGGGAGTATAATGAGATAATAATATAAACTATAAAGCAATGATTAAGGTAGAAATAAGCCAATACCTCGCAATGTTAAAGTCATTCACTGAATGCGCACAATACAGAGCGGAGTGTTACCGGTTAAAAGCAGAAAACGAAAAGTTGAGAATCGAACTATCGAATAGCTTAAAGGTTTCCCGGTCTTCTCGTAATCAAGCCGATTACTTCGACTACGGTAGCCGGATGGGAGCTAACTAAGAATGAAAGTAGTGTCAGGGTTTCGTCTCGCACATTAAGTTGATGCCAATCGACACAGTGACAATCTGAAAAATGGTTGTCACTGTTTTATCGATTTTAAGTGGTTCTAAGCGAATCATGCGATTTGAAATAACAACTATCATCCTTGATTATTCAAGTTAATATAGAGTTGAAAAATAGTATATAAAACGATTTTATTAACAACATAAATAATAATATGAGCTTAGATGAATTCTTAGAAAAGTTTGAAGAAGCATTAGATCAATGCGATAAAAATGAAGATATTTATGTCTCCATACAGGTTCCACCCGGGACAAAATGTTGGGAGAACTCTTGGACGCAATTTGAAATAAACTGTGTTAGTACTGATGGGACGACAATTTATTTACAATGTTCGTAATAAAATAAGAAAGGAGTAAAATTATGGGAGTAGATATATCAGCTTTAAAAGTAAAAAAATACCTCGACAAGGAATATACTAAAGAAATAGAAGAAAAATATGATGATACAAGATATATTTTCAGTTTAGATTTCTTGCCAATACACCACCTGACTAAATTTAAAGAAGGTGTATATAATATTGAATATTTGAATAATCCTAATTTGAGTATGTCATATCATGGCTATAATTGCTTTCGCGAACAAGTATGTTTAATGGCTCATGGTGTAATGCCTGGTGTTATCTGGAATAATATAAATGAATGGGTTGGTAAACCTTTTGTTGAGTTTATAAATTTCGCAGATAACGAGGGTTCATTCGATTATGTTATTGCAGAGAAGTTATATAAAGACTTTTCTGATTTCAAAGAAAAAGCAAAACAAGTTATTCCAGACAATTACAATAGCTACTGTGTATATATGGACATTCTGAAAGCTGCTGTGGACAATAGAGGAGTTGTATATTATTCATAATAAGAATAGAAATGAATAAGATTATTTTTCTTGACTTTGACGGTGTAATAACCACACTGAAAAGTAAATGGACTATTGATAATGAAAAGGTTAAGCTAGTCAAACAGATTTGCGATGCGACCGGAGCCAAAATAGTTATATCCTCTTCTTGGAGAAGATATACATTAGAACAAACTATTGAAGCTATTACAACGCAAGAAACAGCTTATGGTCATAATCCTTTTCCATATCCTGAATATATCGTAGGTATTACTTCAAGAATGTATGGTTTTAAATATTTAGAAAGGGACAAACACTACGGTCTATGTCGTGGCGTAGAAATAGACCGTTGGTTATGGGAACATCAAGATGTCACTAATTATGTAATCCTTGATGATGATCCAGATATGTTGCTTTCTCAAAAGAAACATTTCATAAAAACTCATGCTTTACGTGGAATATCCAAACGTGACGTAGAAAGGGCTATTAATATATTAAGAACTTAAAAATAAATAACTATGGGATTACGTACAATAAAATTCAGAGGGAAGTCTGCCGATAACGGGAAATGGATCACCGGGTACTATTATCATGAGTGTGGTAATACATACATTGTAGAAGACAGGCAGTCATTATCGGAGACAAGCCGAAATGTTCCCTATGTAGTCATTCCCGAAACCGTAGGTCAGTTCACCGGATTATTCGATAATAACGGAAAAGAAATATATGAAGGAGACATTGTAGAACGTATTGTCCCTAAAAATCCCTGTTTCGGATTTATTGGCAATGTCGTATTTGATAGTAATATTGCACTTTTCTGTGTTAGGCATAATAAGTTTGGCCCTAATTCACGCACACCGTTTGTCATGCCCGATGATTGGATGGACAAATATTCAAATAGGCTAGAATGTGAATTTGAAATCAAAGGTAACATTTACGATCATCCTGAATTAATCAACTCTTAATAAATTAAACAATGAAGAAAATTGAATTTTACCCAGGAATCAATCTTGATAAAGCATATCAAGACTTGCAAATAAATGCACCATGTTATGGTGAATTTAACGAGAAAATGTTGTATTCTACTGATTCTTTAGATGAAGTGTATATTAAAGTGACCGGTAAGTCAAAAGCGGAACACGATGAATATATCCGCAAAATGCACGAAGAGTATGATTGTAAGGAAGCGGAGTTCAAAGCTAAAATCCCTCAATTAACTGAAGATTACAGAAACCGTGCAAGGGGCATCATCCCGGAAGAACATTTAGAATACTGGGATGAAATAGTTCCTATCAGACTGAATGACTTATATCATGGTATGGAACTTGACTGCTGGTTGACGTTTATTGAGATTTTGAATGATACATCAAAGGAAGAGTTGGAAAGATTTGAAATATGCCGGTCTTTATTCTTTAAACAAGGTCACAGTGGAATGAGCGGTAGTCTTGTTTTAGCAGGTTTGAGACGTTTTCATACATTAGGAGAAATGTTGGCATCATACATTAACGACTCTATAAAAGCATAGTACCTCTTATGGAAAAAAGTAAAAACATTGGTGAAATTACCCTTGGATTTGATAATGAATCTGCAAGAAAAGTAGCAATCAATAATATGGTTAGGTGCGAATTTGCAGATCACCGTCTTGTTACTGTTGCGCATACAGAAGAAGATGCCTACCTGTTATCGGTAGAAAATCCTCAAAGTTCCGGACGCGCTACCCAAACGAATATGTATTTGACAGAAGGAAGCGCAGCTGCTCTTTTCTATACATACATCTTATATCTGGAACATAACGGAATAGATGCAAATGAGTTATTCAAAAAATACATACTTGACGATAAAGAGCTCAAATATGAATTTTCACCTAAAGATTAATATTACATCATTATGGAAATAAACTGTAAATACTGCCCTAAAAATGATGGTACAGGCTCGTGTAAAATAAACGACTGTCCCCTACTCCCTATCATACAAGAAATGGAAGAAATAAGTGGATTCCTGAATATTACATGCCAAAACAACCCTGTAGAAATACAGGAAAGGATTGCAGCTACTATGGTATATGTAGTAAGAACCGGTGAAATGCTTGCAGATGCTAAAAGAATGCTTCGCAAAAGAAAATCGGATGAAATACAAAACACCATTATTAAGATAGCACAGGAAAACTGCTTGTCTGCAAAAGTACAAAATGCCTTACTTGATAGTATTGCAGAAAACGAATCATTCTTAGTTGATCGACTAGATCGACTTAACGCTTCAGCAACGCATCAGTTAGACGCATTACGTACTCTATTGAGTTATGAAAAGGAAGCTTTGCGGTTAAATAAGACTGGATATTAAAATAAAGTTAATCACGGAAAAATAACAGCGCAAAAGTGATTGATTTTACGCCACTTTTGGTTAGTTTTACACCGTGAAAATAATTGATGCGATTGGTGGAACTCTCGTATAGGAAAATATAAGTCAGCTCTGTATGAGTAGTTGTTTCCGAGTTCCACAATATAGAAACAATGAAAATATAGAGCTTCTTTTATAACTGACCATGAATTATGTTATGGATGGATAATACCTTATTAATATGCCAAGAAATCGGATGATAAAACCACAATTCTGGGATGATTCCAAAATAGCTAAAATTAGTAGGGATGCTCGACTTCTCTATATAGGCATGTGGAACTTCTGTGATGACTTGGGTGTAATCCGTGCCGATATGGTTTGGTTAAAGTCTAAAATATTTCCTTTTGACCAAATACAGATTCAACAGTTTGAGAAAATTTGTCAGGAGATTCTAAGAAATGGATTTATTAGTCTGTTCTCATATCGCGGTGAGGAATTCTATTATCTGCCTAAGTTTAGTCTGCACCAAAAGATAAATAAGCCAAATTTTGAAGATGTAAATGTGCCTAAAGAGCTACTATTTAAGGGTTTATCTAAAATCACGGAACAATCACGGAACAATCACGGATTAATCACGGAACAATCCATTCCTAAAATAGAAATAGAAGAAGAAATAGAAAATAATATTATTCCCCCCACACCCCCCAAGGGGTTTGAGGATTTAGAAAAAGTTATTTCTGAAAAAGATCATGCCTTGAATGAGGCTTTAGCCAGAATTAAGGAACTTGAAGAAAAGATTGCTAAAGACAATCCTGCAAAGCCTAAACGGGCTAATAGCCTAAATGCTAACGCTCGAAAGGCTTTTGAAGAACATTTCAGAAATACTTTTGGCGAAGAATATTACTGGACTGCCAAAGATGCCGGCAATATGTCCCAGTTGCTTCGTAAGCTAACATTTTCACGGGAACAAAGACAGATGCCCGTTGATGATGCCTCTGTGTTGTACGCTCTCCAAGTATTCCTCACGTCCGTCAAGGATAGTTGGTTACTGGATAACTTTAGCGTAGCTAATATTAACTCGAAGTATAACGAAATCGTTTCTAAGGCAAAAAATGGAAATTCTGGAAAAGGAACTATCGGATCAACTACAACAGGTCCAACAGAGAAATTCATTTGCAGCAAAGCTGAAAAAGGAGCAGATCGGGAATCTGATAGAGCGCCACAGAAAGACTATTCTTCAAGATTTTGAATATGACTTGACGAATCCCAATGAGTTTTATGCCCATCGTGATTTTATCAGGTATATCGGGAATAACTATATGGGGCGTGAATTCAGAGAGTTTGAAGTAGACGAAAACAACTCAAAGGTGTTGTCTTTCTTGCTTTATTACTTCAATGGATGCCGGTATGCAGAACAGGTTTTCCCAGATGAAGATTACAAAATCCATAAAAACCTGCTACTTGTCGGAGAACCCGGTACCGGTAAAACGATGCTTATGCAGATTTTTTCTGATTATTTACGATTGACTCATAACCCGAATACTTTTGAGAACCTATCGGTTACTCAAATGATGAACTATTACAAGATGAATGGTCATATAGATCGACATACGTTCAATGAAGGACAATCGAAAGGGTTTAAACCGGAGCCGTTTAATATCTGCTTGAACGATATAGGGCTGGAAACGGAGAATCAGAAAAGTTATGGCACTAGTCTAAACAGTGTGATAGATGAATTTTTATATGCAAGATATGAGATTTACCAGCAATTTGGCAAGATGTATCACATAACAAGCAATCTTGATGCAGAAGAATTTAAAAAGCGTTTTGCTGATCGACTTGTTGACCGATTCAAGAGTTTCAATCTCATCCCCCTTACAGGAAATAGCAGAAGGAAATAGCTGATTTGCAACAGGTTAATTTAATCTAAAGCTATGCAAATAAGAAAAGTAACGTTTGTTTACAAGCTACAAATCAAGTAACTTTACACCTGTAAATCAGAAACATATAAAATATAAGAGCAATGAAAACAAGAAGAAAATTAACTGAAAAAGAAGTGGTACTCAACAGGCTCACTCAATCTATTCTCATGCCTGTTATCTACCTACTAAATCACAATGCCAATAACCGAACAGATGATACTCCAAAGTTATCCGGTAATCTGTAACGGTATTCATTACGACGGAAGGCATCTGAAGCCTATATGCAAACGATGCTCGTTGTACACTAAAGTAAAGCAGCCATCGAAAAGTTCATGGCGCATAAGTGGAATTGAAAAATGTATAATAAATCATGTTAGTAGGAACAACAAATCTTAATACGACCCTCAACCTAGCATACGTGTTGACAGATGTCGTAGAAACCCTTCTCTATGATTTGAGAAGCGAAATGGGAAAGCAAGGCTATGAATTACGCCACGATGCGAAACGCAATTTCAACACAGCAATAGCCGCGATCCGGAAATTGAAACAAGATGTGGATAAAACCCAATTCTCCACACAGGAAAACTTTGGAAACGACTCCGATTGTCTCTTGGCTTTCATCCGGCTGTTGGTAGACCGCTGCGGTGACGATGACAAGAAGATGTTCGCATTTTATAATTACATCAAACGTCACCCTTCACAACTTGGACTCGATCTATCAGATGAAAAAAGTACGTTTGCTCATATTTTCGAAAGTAACGAGAAGCTGGATTAGTTATGAGAATACTCCTAAACATCCTCCTTCTCCTAGGAGTGAACATCTTATTTTACCTGGTGGTGTATGCGATAGCGAACCACCTGATGGATACAATTAATTAAAACAAGATAAAAATGATACCATGACAGTACAAGAATTAATTGACAAATTGAATAGTATTGCAAATAAGGAAGCCGATGTCTTTTTAGATTCAGGAGATATAAACTTATTTAATGCTAATGAAGTTTATCTTGATGATGATAACACAATAGTAATCATAGCCAACTAAAATGACAAAAATGAAATTAGTTCATGGCAGTTTATTCAGCGGCTTTGATGCCCCTAGCGTTGCAGCTTCATGGATGGGATGGGAAAATGCCTTTCACTGTGAGATAAACCCTTTTTGCAACGAGATACTAAAATATTGGTTTCCTGATTCAGAACATTATGAAGATATTACAAAAACAGACTTTAGTCAATGGAAAGGAAGAATCGATGTCCTCACAGGCGGATTTCCTTGCCAGCCTTTCTCCCTCGCAGGTCAGAGAAAGGGAGCGGATGATAACCGCTACCTCTGGCCGCACATGCTCCGTGCTATACGAGAAATCCGACCCGCTTGGGTTATTGGTGAAAACGTTGCTGGAATCCTCACGATGGTTCAGTCCGGCAAGGAGACTGAAGTGGGAAGCCAAACCTCTCTTTTCGGAGAAGATAACCGAAAAAGAATATTGCTACGACAAGAGTATGTTGTCGAAACCATCTGTAAAGACCTTGAGCGAGAAGGATATTCCGTCCAACCGTTGCTTATTCCGGCTTGTGCCGTCGGAGCACCCCACAGAAGAGACAGGGTGTGGTTTGTTGCCCACCGTACAGACTCAAGGACTGAAGATGTGCGACGAGAACGGGAAGACAAGGTTCTATCCGATGGAATTGCTCCCGACACCAATGGCTACGGATGTTTATCATCCGGAACGTGTGAGGAATCTGAAAGATGCAGGTGCGGAAACGATGGCGAGTCGGGAAAACGGAAGCAATCGCCCGAATGGTCTAATGGACTTCATGGATTTCTACGGAATGCTTCCTACCCCCCAATGCCCGGGAAGCGGACGAATACAGCAAAAAGTACAATCCAAAAAGCCAAATGGGTACTGCATTGACAGCAATGGCAGTAAACGGAATGTTGCCGACTCCTACAAATTCAATGGTGACTTACCAGGATTTCATTCAGGCAGGATATCACAGTTCGAAGCGTCCGGATTACGGATTGATCCCGACACCTACTGCGAGTTCCCATCACAACGGATGCTGCAAGGAGAGAAAGGACGGTACAAGCAGAAAATCCGAACTGAATCATTACATAGCCGCTCAAACTGGCAAAACTTCCCAACTCAATCCCCTGTTTGTCGAGGAAATGATGGGCTTCCCTTTGATGTGGACAACCTTACCATTCCTTTCACAAAGTGGAGACAGGAATCAGTCAAAGGATACGGAAACGCCATAGTTCCGCAGGTGATTCTTGAAATTTTCAAAGCGATAGAAGAATTGGACAATTAATTAAACCTTGCAAGTTCTTGAAGAATTATCAAGGATTTGCAAAATACAAATCAATGAAGGAACATTATGGAAATAATCAAGCTAACGAAAAAAGAAGAAGAGTGGATTAAAGATCTAAAGAAATTAATGCGAAAGAAACCCAAAAATCTCATACTTTTCGCTGACGGTAATTTGAATATATTGAAAGGAAGCAAGGAAAATCCTTCATGTGAAACGGAAGATGGTCGAATGGATAGATATAGAGTTGTAGATTCCATTTTATTTGCTTGTGAAGGCGGTGCTTTTTAATTAGCGTAAAACAATTTAAAAAGGAGTCGATATGCGTGAAGATATAATGTACATGATAACCTACCCAAATGGTACACTTGTGATGAATACTCAAAAATATTACCGAAGAGATTGCGTCAGGTACTGGCTGGACGGAACTAATTTGACATGGAAACAGATGTATAAGAAAGGTTTTCGCTGTAAAAAAGTGAAAGTGACATTTGAAATAATTGATTAATAACAAAATTAAATATGAAACAGACATTAGAATCGGCAGCAATAAATGAATTGTTTTTCAGTTATGCTTGTACGTCAAGAAATATATCATTTGCCGGGCTTGTATATGACAGAAATGCAATGCTAAATATGTTCCGAAAAGGTGCAGAGTGGCATGCAAAGCAATCCCTGTGGATAAGTGTTGAGGAACGGTTGCCGGAAGATTTCCAAGAAGTGCTTATACTTCGTACATATATTGGTGCTAAGTCAAGGGAAAGGAGATATGAAGTGTTTACAAAAACTTTTTTTAAAGAATATGGTTTTGAAATTTGTGAAACACGAAAAGAGCTTAAAGAAAAAGTCTTAGCTTGGATGCCAATTCCTTCTTTCGATGAAATACTGGAAGCCAACAGAGATGTACTAGAACGGATTCAAGAGAAAGGAGACTAATATGTATATAGCAAGAGACAAAGACGGTGATTTGTTACTTTTCACAGAACGACCCGTAAAGGCTGATGATGGTGAATTTTGGCAACCAACAAAACATAGATTTGATTGGATTAGGCTTGATCCCGCACTATTCCCCGAAGTAAAATGGGAAGATGAAGAGCCAACAGAAGTTAAATTGGTAAAGAAGTAGAGCCAAATAACAAGATAGATATGAGCATAAAGATAAGTAAAGAGGCGTATGAGAAACTAATCAAGGAAGATTTAGACTTTCTCAATGAACATTGTCCGGAGAGCTTGGAATTAGATCATATTAAAGCAATTATTCGCAGTTCCATCGACTGGAATTATCCGAAAAAGGCTAAGAGCATGTGCCTTAAAGATAAAACAAAAGTACTAGCATAAAAAGATACAGAAAGGAGAAATAACAATGACATCAAAACAAGTATTATCAATAGACCAAATGAAACATTTGCAGGAACTTGGATTAGATATGAGTGATGCAAGTATGTGTTGGTGCTTATTTTTGGGTGACAAAAAAGAAAAATGGGAACTTGAAATATATGAAGATGTAATTAATCAGAAGCGAGATTCTTCATTTTGGGAAATAATTCCATCATATACCTTACAAGACATTCTCGATAAACTGCCAAAAGAAATTAAAACAAGTACAGATACTTATTGGCTAACAGTATCTTATAGTTATGATGTATGGTGTATATACTATTCGATGTCAGTTGGATTTGATTACTATAAAGAGTTTAAATCAGAATCATTACTTGATGCAGCCTATGAAATGCTTTGTTGTTGCATTGAAAACGGATATATTAAAGAACTTAAAAACGAATAACTATGGCATTTACAACAGCAGCGTTTATTAGACGCAATACACCGGAGCTTCGGAAGAAGTTGGAGGAGTTGGGATATAACTGTTCTTCATTAAGATGTGATAGGCCTTGTTTGTATACAGCTGCCTATCTTAATGTTTATCATTCTATACATCCAGAATGGCTTGACAATGAAGATGTTCGTAAAACTAATTATATTGATTGCGGAACTAACGAAGAACTTTTCTTGGCAATAGCCGCATTAAGGGATGATACAAACGAAAATCAATGGTTTATTTGCGATGTAAATCATTGGGATAGATTGGACAATGGAGAAGCAACAGTTTATGCTGAAATAGGAGAATGGATTTTTTGTAAATCCAATGACGATGATTGTGCACGAGATAATCATTACCATAAGGCTACCGTAGAAGAGCTAATCGCACATTTTAAAGGAAAGGAGATTAATCATGGATAGTATACAGACACAGACCTTTTCTATCAGAGGGAATGACGATGCTATGGCATATATTGATTTTTGTGATAGAGATTTATGTGTTTCTGTTGTGGTAGATGGCAAACAAGCAGACTTTCACTTTGAGCCTATTACTTTGAAGATGTTTGCCTATGCTTATAAGTTGCATTGTGAAGAATTAAAAAAGGAGGAATAAAATGAATCGTACAATAAAATTCAGAGGTAAAAACTTATATAATAACGAATGGATATTTGGTGACTTGATTCAGTACGAAAGTGGTGAAATGGCTATTTTCAGCAAGAAACTTTCCCAATATGGATGCGAAACTACTGAAATGTTTAATAGAAGTAAGGTCATTCCCGAAACCGTAGGTCAGTTCACCGGATTGCTTGACAAGAATGGAAAAGAAATCTATGAAGGGGATATACTCAACAACGGGCAGCGCAATTACTTTGTGTGTTGGAATAGTGAACGGGGCGCTTGGTGGCTAAAGAACAAAGACCTTATATACACTACACCTCTTGGATTTTTATCAATAGAACTATTTGTTGTAGGTAACATCTACGATAACCCAGATTTAATCAAAGAGGAATAATCATGAAGAAAATAATGTTTAACGATAAATTTGGCTTAACCCAAGCCGTATTAGATGGTCGGAAGACTATGACTAGAAGAATTTGTAAATACGATAGACCTGATGAAAGTTGGGATATTGTATTTCCCGTTTTTGAATCTAAAGATTATGATAGCGAAGGAAACCTAATATCTCCTTTATTGGGTGCATTTGGGTGGAAAAATAAAGATGGAGATTTTACAGGATGGAATAATCCCCTTTATAAGTTTCGCGAAGTGGTCGCTATAGCACAGAACTATAGGGATTCAGGCTATTCCCCAGACTCACTAGACAGGCATCCGAAAGATTTAAGCGTTCGTGGCCTCATGAAGAATTCCGCATGATGGAATAACAAAATGTTCGTTAAGTCGTATGCTTGTAAGCATCACATAAAGATAACCAATGTAAAAATAGAGCGTTTGCAGGATATATCCGATGAAGATTGCTTGAAAGAGGGGATTGTTAGGCAAGAGGTAATATCTGATGAATCCCCTTTTCTTTATGCTTATGATGCTTTTTTGGACGGAGATAATAAATACTTTGCTTCTCGCTGGTTTAGGAGTCCCGAAGAAGCCTTTGCTGTCCTGATAGACAAAGTTTCCGGCAAAGGCACATGGGAGTCCAATCCTTTTGTATTTGCTTACGAATTCAGATTAACAGACTAAGCAACTGGTACTCAACAAGTTAAACAAAGTTTAAGTAAAAGTTTTTAGATTGTTTTATTTTGGTTAACTCATTGATAATGAGTATCTTTACAATACTAAAAGAAACCAATAATACTAACAATTAAAAGACAAGAGCAATGAAAGAAAAAAATAAAGATTCCAGCAAAATCAAGTTTATACAAGGATTATCAACAGAAGATTATTCATTGTACTACACTTACAACAAAATAGATGAGGTTCAAGAAGTTATCCGCGGTCACTACGGTTTACCTTCAAAAGACACTCCTAAGGCAATCCAAGTTTCTGGTGTAGATGGTATCTTATTCATGACAAAAAATTCCGGTATTCTTGCAGATTATATATGCAAAGAGAATGATGGTAAGTTCGAACTATACGAGATGAGTCTAAAAGCTTACAACGAATACGAAAGATACATGAGCGATTTAATGGTAGCATAAGGTTAACTAGCATGGCGAAAGCCCTGCGCAATATAGAAGATTATGAAATTTAGTGAATTACCAACAGACACCCAACAGAGATTAAACGATGAACGCTCAAAATTGAGTAATCGAACAATCAATAATGCGTATGAGGTTTTACTATACAATAAATCAGGTACACGTTTCTTTTCTGCAAGAAGACACCAAAGTTCATGGCAAGACGATAAGGGTAATTATATGTCATTTGGTGGCGGTTCTGAATGGACAATACGATATGGCTGTATAGGCTTCGTCCGTAGAAAACAAGTAATGGGTTATGACTATGAGTTGGACTATGGTAGAGTTTACTCTAAATCAGCAAATGGCACAGTCATCCCATCTTCTGTGAAAACCAAGAAAGAAGTGTATGATGTTGCAAAAGCGATTGGTATATTTGATTTTTAACCCAGTAGCCTTCAGGTTACTATAACACATAAGAGCAATGAACACATATTACAAATTTGCGCCAAACGTATTTTTGGCAAAGTGCGAAGAGAAGCACGAAAGAGGCGAAGAAATTCTAGTTACAACCAAGTATGGCAAAGAAAATGCTTGCATAGTTTTTAATCTGATAGCCGAAAAAAGTGGCTTTTACTACTATTCCATCGTCAGAGCAGATGGTTTCAATGTACAAGAATGGGCAAGGCAAAGAGCGGAACGCAGGCATGAATGGGCATTATCAGCAGCACAAAAGAGCGATGAATATTTTCAGAAATCAAACAAACATCGGGATTTCCTTTCTTTGGGTGAGCCTATCAAAGTAGGACACCATAGCGAACGAGGACATCGTAAAATGATAGATGACGCCTGGAATAATATGGGGAAAAGCGTCGAGCTTAGTGATAAAGCTGCCGAACATGAAAGAGTAGCCAAGTACTGGGAAAAACGCGCTGAAACGATCAATCTTTCTATGCCGGAAAGTATCGACTTCTACGAACACAAGTTGGAACAAGCGAAAGAATACCATGAAGGTGTGATGTCCGGAAAATATCCACGTAGTCACTCTTACGCCCTCACTTATGCCAAAAAGGAAGTGAATGAGTTGCAAAAAAAATATGATCTGGCTAAAAAGTTATGGGGAGATGAAAAATAAAAATATACTAGTACTAGCCGGTATTAAATTCAGATAAGATGAAATAGAACAAGAACTAGCAAAAGGCAATAAGTTTATTGTCAAATGGAAAACAATCTGGGAAATATGTTATTCACAAGCTCAAAGACAATACTACGCTATAAAAGTGCACACATCAGAAGACAGTTATGTTTCTAAGGGACGCTTTTATTTTGTAAATGCTAGTAGAGCAAATGAAATGATTGGATCGGAAATACTCATAGATTAATGGAAACGAAAACCAACAAAGCTATTTCACTACTCCAGTGCGGTGATTTTAAAGCCGCACTAGCAATTTTCTCCACCTTTCGCATAGGATTTACCAAAGAAGAGCAAAGAACCTTAAAAATAGCAAGTGAAAGCCTTTCCGGAAATTCCTCGTTCTATCGTCAACTTGGAATTGACATCGACAAGGAGATAGAGAAAAGCAAGTCTATTATTACATCAAAGTACTTGAAAATGAAATAGTTAAACAAAGTTTAAGCCATGCAAATTTCTAATTTAACTTATTGGTAATCAATATATTATTTGTATCTTTACATATCAAAAATAACAAATTAATCAATAAGAGCAATGAAAAAGATAGAAGTTGAAATCAGTTTAAGAGATGCGAGAAATGGTTATTGGAGAATAGAAGATAATCGCTTCCTTTCAGAGAATGGTGAATGGACTGCATCGAACATCTGGGAATCAAAAGAGTTTGAAGAAACAGAGTTGGAAGAAATGGAACAAATGCAATCTTTGATTGAAGGTGTTCTTTCAGGTCTTGAATATGAAATTGCAATTGTTGAATTTTAAAGCATAAATCAATGAGCAAAATACAACGAATGACATCCGAACTTAATCAGATATTACACTCTGACACTTATCAGTTCGAGATTGATACCGAAGATTTCGTTTTCGGATTCAAGAGCACCATAAGAAAGCGTACCAAAGATTTAGCGAAGGCACTTAAGTTAGAGCAAAAGGTAACAAAAGACTGTGGACGTTTCCTGTCCGATACGGTTAGAATCGTATCTGTAAGAATATACAAGAACAGTGAGTTGAGAAAAGAACTTCATGCTAAAGAAATAACAGCAACGTATAACGGATAAAATATAGAGCAATGAAAACATTGAGTAAATTAACAAGCAAAGAAAGTTTTGCAATTCTTCATGAAATAGAAAAAAGAGAGTGCCCATCGGACGAAAAAAACTTTTTTAAATGGAGACAAGAAAAAGATAAAGAACGAATGGAAGCTATTAAGAACCTTATACCAGAGCTTGGTCTAGGCTGTACAATTTGCTATTACTCTGATAAACGCGCAGCTACAGTAACAAAAATAATTTCTCCTTGCAAAATTGAAGTCACTTGTAACCAGACGAGATGCATTGACTATTACGATGGGAAATATGAAATTCTACCAGAACTTGAAGGGGAAGAAAAAGTGTTTACCAAAAGAAGAAATGGATATTGGGTTATGGAAGGACAACCGTATAAAGATGGAGTATTATTGATGCTCCATTATCAGAACCATTATATCGACCCTTCATTTTAATATAAACAACGGTAAAAGTATAAATTATGAATGATTACAAAAACAGATTCAAGCGTATGGATTGCAATGAAAAAACAATCCAAACAAAAAAAATGACTATTCGAGGAGTTGAAATCTCAAATATCAAAAAAGAAGACGTCCTCGATTTTTGTGAAATCAAAGGTGTTTCACCAGAATATCTTGTTCTTAAATTAATTGAGAATATTGATTAACCCTACTTTTATAAAATATAGAGCAATGAAAACAACAGTAAAAGTGTATTTAAAAGACGAACAAGGCAATAAAGATTGGTTCGTCACTCCTATCAACCTACCAGAGGAAGAAGCTCACATGTACTATCTTGGCAAAACATTCAATATGGGACGCGAAACAGACCACATGATGAGGTGCTATAAAGTTGAGACAATAAAATTATCAAATTAGACAAATTTATGACTAAAAGTGATTGAATTTACGCCACTTTTTGTATCTTTACACCATAAAATTAAAGCAATGAGGATTTATACATCATATTTTGGAAATTACAGAAAACTGGCAGCAGCGAACATCAAAATGATATGTGTCGCTTTAGGCAGACCAAAATTTTATAACGCACCTCAAATTATAGAGGTTGCACCAAGAAGATATATGTTGGATGACAAATGGACTTATGAAGAGTACACGAGTATGTATTTGAATGATGTTCTTGCAAAAGTCAATCCGCAAGAATTGATTCAAACTATCCAACGACACAGTGAAGGTAAAGATGTTGCTCTCTGCTGTTACGAAAAACCGGGTGATTTTTGCCATCGTCATATTTTGGCAAAGTGGCTTACTGAAAAGACTG